AGATTTATCTATCAGTATATCTCTGAAAGATACCCAGAGCAGGAACTGAAGTTTGATATTGAAAAGATTAAATTAGTTACTCTTGATATTGAGGTTAAGTCTGAGAAGGGTTTCCCTGATGTAGAATCTTGTGCTGAAGAGATACTTCTCATATCAATACAAGATTATAATACAAAGCAGATTATAACTTGGGGTCAAGGACCTTTTAAGAATAAGCAAGATAATGTTTTATACAAATCATTCAGAACCGAGTATGAACTTCTAAATGATTTTATTAACTGGTGGATGATTGAGTCTAATACACCAGAAGTTATTACTGGATGGAACAGTAAGTTATATGATATTCCATATATGTGTCGTAGGATAGATCGTATTCTTGGTGAGAAGTTAAAGAAGCGTATGTCACCTTGGGGATTGGTGACTGAGGATACAACTGTCATTATGGGTCGTGAACATATTACCTATGACATTGGTGGTGTATCTCAGTTAGATTATCTAGATCTCTATAAGAAGTTTACTTACAAGGCACAGGAATCGTATCGATTGGATTATATTGCCAGTGTAGAATTGGGGCAAAAGAAACTCGATCACTCTGAGTTTGATACCTTCAAGGACTTCTATACTAACGGGTGGCAGAAGTTTGTAGAATACAATATAATTGACGTAGAACTTGTTGACCGTTTGGAAAGCAAGATGAAGTTGATTGAACTCGCCCTTACTATGGCATATGAAGCCAAGGTAAATTATGAGGATGTGTTCTATCAAGTACGGATGTGGGACACCATCATCTACAATGATTTGAAGAGAAGGAATATTGTTATTCCTCCTAAGAATAGATCTGATAAAAATGACAAATACGCAGGTGCTTATGTCAAGGAACCGATTCCAGGAAAGTATGATTGGGTGGTCAGTTTTGACCTTAACAGTCTGTATCCTCATCTTATTATGCAGTACAATATTTCCCCAGAGACACTCAGGGAAACTCGACATCCCAGTTCGAGTGTTGAAGGGATCTTAAATAAGGAGTGTGAATTTGATGGAGATTATGCAGTTTGTGCGAATGGAGCACAATATAGGAAGGATGTGCGTGGGTTCTTGCCTGAACTTATGGACAAGATGTATGGAGATCGTGTTGTTTTCAAGAAGAAGATGTTACAGGCAAAGCAGCAGTATGAGAAGACACCCACGGAAGCACTGGAGAAGGAAATTGCTAGGTGTAATAATATCCAGATGGCGAAGAAGATTGCCCTTAATAGTGCTTATGGTGCTATCGGCAATCAGTACTTTAGGTATTACAAACTTGCTAATGCAGAAGCCATTACTTTGTCTGGCCAAGTATCCATACGTTGGATAGAGAATAAGATGAACCAGAGAATGAATAAGATTTTAAAAACTGAGGAGGTTGATTATGTTATTGCTTCAGATACTGATTCCATCTATCTTAATTTGGGTCCTCTGGTTGAGGCTGTATACAAGGGCAGAGAGAAAACTAATCAGATCGTTGTTGGGTTCCTTAACAAGGTGTGTGAAAATGAATTTGAGCCTTTTATTGAAAGTTCTTACCAAGAACTGGCCGACTATGTAAATGCCTATGACCAGAAGATGGTTATGAAAAGGGAGAATATTGCTGAACGTGGTATCTGGACTGCCAAGAAAAGATATATTCTAAACGTATGGGATAGTGAAGGTGTTCGATACGATGAACCCAAACTAAAGATGATGGGTATTGAGGCAGTTAAGTCCTCTACACCTGCCCCTTGTCGTACTATGATTAAGGATGCTCTCAAGTTGATTATGAATGATACTGAGGATAATGTCCAAAAGTTTATTGAAGAATGTAGAACTAAGTTTAGAAAACTTCCACCTGAAGATATTGCTTTTCCAAGAACAGCAAATAATGTTCAGAAGTATAAATCATATGCTTCAATATATGAAAAAGGAACTCCTATACATATACGTGGTGCATTGCTTTTTAATCACTATGTAAAGCAAAAGAAATTGGATAATAAATATTCTCCCATTGGTAATGGTGAGAAGGTGAAGTTTCTATATTTAAAGAAACCAAATATTATTCAGGAGAATGTTATATCATTCATTCAAGATTTTCCTCACGAACTCGGTCTTGATATGTACATTGATTATGATTTACAATTTGAAAAGAGTTTTGTGGAACCACTGAGAGCAATATTAAATGCTATCGGGTGGAGTGTAGAAAAAACTGCTACTTTGGATTCATTTTTTAACTAATGGAATTACCTATTAATCGTAAAGATTTAGATACTATTATCAATGCATTATCACTTGGTGGTGATACTAGACTTTATTTTGTATTAAAAAATGTTAGAGATGATTATAGATTGAATGAGGTTAAGGAAACATGAGTATGAGTTCAGACGAACTTAAATGGGATTTGATGGAACTGCCAAATACACCATTACTTAAAGGTATGTTACCTAAAGTTGCTATGGATTACTTGTGGGAAATTATAGAAGAGGCAACTATAAATTCTAAAAGTAGTAGACAACATCTTGCTGGAAATATTTCTGAGAGTTTATATTTAAATGATAAAGGTGATTGGTTTTTTGAAAATATTTTAAAGGACGTTTGTGAGCGTTATATTAAAGACTCACCACAGATTGTAACTGCCAGGAATGGTTTTGATCAATTTCCGATTACTAAATTAAGGTTATTAAATTTTTGGGTAAATTCTCAAAGACAGATGGAATTTAATCCTTGTCATAATCATGGTGGAGTTTTATCATTTGTTATATGGATGAAAATCCCTACGCATTGGGAGGATCAATATCAATTACCTTTCTGTAAAGGTTCAAATACACCAATGGCATCCGATTTTCAGTTTATGTATACTGATATTTGTGGTAATATACAGGGATGGAGAGCACAAATGTCTCCTGATATAGAGGGTGTGATTATGGTTTTTCCATCAAGCATGATACATCAGGTTTATCCTTTTTATAATTGTGAGGATGATAGGATATCAATTTCTGGAAATCTTTATTTTGATCCAGAAGTTCTTGATGAAATAAAGAAAGAGGAATATGATGCAGATGGTAAATGTCTAAAATATTCATAATTATAATTTTGTGCTATAATAATATTATTGAGGCTATAGAATGGACTTTTTAAAAGAGATAGTAAAAGAGATTGGAGACGAATACACCAAAGTCGCATCAGACATCGAAGAAAACGAACGATTCATCGACACAGGTTCGTACATCTTTAATGGATTGGTGTCGGGTTCCATTTATGGTGGCGTATCTAGCAGCCGCATTACTGCCATCGCTGGTGAAAGCAGTACTGGGAAAACTTACTTCTCCCTCGCAGTTGTCAAGAACTTTTTGGATAACAATCCTGACGGTTACTGTTTGTATTTCGATACTGAGGCTGCTGTTAATAAAGGATTACTTGAATCTCGTGGGATTGATTTAAGTAGATTAGTTGTAGTAAATGTAGTTACTATTGAAGAGTTTAGAAGTAAGGCACTTCGTGCTGTAGATATATACTTGAAAACATCCGAAGAAGAACGCAAACCTTGTATGTTTGTATTAGATTCTTTGGGTATGCTTTCCACAGAAAAAGAAATACGAGATGCTTTAGATGATAAGCAGGTTAGGGATATGACTAAATCCCAACTTGTGAAAGGTGCTTTTAGAATGCTAACTTTAAAGTTGGGTCAAGCAAACATTCCACTTATAGTAACAAATCATACCTACGATGTCATTGGATCTTATGTCCCGACTAAAGAAATGGGAGGAGGCTCTGGTCTCAAATATGCCGCAAGTACAATCATTTATCTCAGCAAAAAAAAGGAAAAGGATCAGAAAGAGGTTATTGGAAACATTATCAAAGCTAAGACGCATAAATCAAGACTCTCAAAAGAAAACAAAGATGTAAGTATAAGACTCTATTATGACGAAAGAGGATTAGATCGTTACTATGGTTTACTAGAACTTGGTGAACTTGGTGGCATGTGGAAGAATGTTGCTGGAAGATATGAGATGAATGGTAAGAAGATATATGCTAAAGAGATTCTAAAGAATCCTACAGAATACTTCACAGATGATATAATGGAACAGTTGGACAACATTGCGAAGGATCACTTCTCTTATGGAACGAATTGAAACCACCATTCTTAGGAATCTGGTATTCAATGAAGATTTTTCTCGCAAAGTTATTCCGTTCATAGAACCAGACTATTTTGAAGAAAGAAAAGAAAAGATTATATTTGAAGAGATAACTAAGTTCATTGTTAAGTATAATTCTGCTATAACTGTAGAAGCACTTAATATTGAGATAGAAGGTAGGACAGATTTAAATGAATCTGAGATAAAAGAAACTAGAGATGTTTCTAATACTTTACATGATTCTGCTGTAGAACCACAGTGGTTGCTAGATACTACTGAAAAGTGGTGTAGAGATAGAGCAATCTATCTTGCACTAATGGAGTCAATTCATATTGCTGATGGTGAGGATGAACAGAAGAATAGAGATGCTATTCCTTCTATCCTATCAGATGCTTTAGCAGTATCTTTTGATAGTCATATAGGTCACGATTATCTAAACGATTATGAAGAAAGATACGAATCGTATCATAGGAAAGAAGATAAGATCCCGTTTGATCTCGAATACTTTGACAAGATTACAAAAGGAGGTCTTCCGAATAAAACTCTCAACATTGCTCTTGCTGGCACAGGGGTTGGAAAGTCTTTATTTATGTGCCATATGGCTAGCAGTGTCCTCCTCCAAGGGAAGAACGTCCTCTACATCACTCTCGAAATGGCAGAGGAAAAGATTGCGGAGAGGATCGATGCTAATCTACTTAATGTCAATATACAGAACATAACAGATCTTCCTAAACCTATGTTTGAAAATAAGGTTAGTAGCCTTACTAAGAAGACACAGGGATCTTTAATCATCAAGGAGTATCCAACTGCTTCTGCTCATTCAGGTCATTTCAAATCATTGCTACAAGAGTTAGCGTTGAAGAAATCATTTAGACCTGATATAATATTCATAGACTACCTTAACATCTGTGCTAGTTCACGATATCGTCAAAACGCCTCTGTCAATTCCTACTCGTTCATCAAA